GGTCTGGCGTCGAATGGGCAGAAATTGACCGATGTAGTCCAAAGGGCAATGAACGAGTTCCTTGGATGGTTCAAGGACGGCGTAGGCCAGATGTCCGAGGGCAATCAAAGCGCGGAAGAATTCCTTGATGCGTTTGAAGGAATGAAGGGACGCGTATCCGGTCGTGTAAGGACAATCGGGCAAACGGAAATGCATCAGGCGGGGCGAAGAACTACCCAGAGGATTTTCAATCAGTCGGAGAAAACGCTTGCTTATCGGCGTATTTCCGCAAGGGATAACAGGGTTTGCGTCGCTTGCTGGTTGCTTGACGGCAAACTCTACCAGACCAGCGAAATGATGCCGTCCCATCCCAATTGCCGTTGCCGTCTAATTCCGGTATTTGGCGAACGCGCACGGGATGAATCCGGCATGGCTTTCGATGCCTTGGATTTGGGTCAACGCAAGGAAATCCTCGGCCCCGGCTTATACGAAGCATTTACAAATGGCGCGAGGTTGGACAACTTCCTTGAATATTCATATGATCCGGTCTGGGGGCCGACGGTGACGGTTTCGACCGTAGGCAATGCGTCCGTATTTGCCGATAGGAAATATGCCAATGGATAAGACTATTTTGCGTAAGCAGTTCAGTATGGAGACGACCGATCTCAAACTGAAAATGCTTGGAGAGGGTACTGGATCATTCTCGGGCTACGGGGCTGTCTACGGCGTCGTTGACAGGGACAATGAAATCCTTGCCAATGGGGTTTTTGCCTCCTCGTTGCCGGCGTTCAGGCTGAACGGCTTTATTGCAGACAGCCATGAATGGGAAGAGCCTGTCGCTACGATTTCGGAGGCGTATGAAGATCCTTACGGCCTCTACATATCCGCTCAGTTTCATTCGGATGACGATTCTCAGGCAATTCGCACACGCACTGTTGAACGTCTTGAACGAGGACAAAACGTTGGCTTGTCGGTCGGATTTCGCGTATTGGAAAGCGAATCCAATGCCGAAGGCTTGACAGTAATCACCAAAGGCGAATTGTTTGAGGTATCAATCGTTACGGTTCCCGCCAATCCAATGGCGTTGGTGATGGGGGCCAAGCAATTTCGGGAGCAGGGCTTGCCTGAAACCGAACGGGAATTTGAACAAGCACTACGCAAGATGGGCTTTTCCCGGTCGGATGCAGTCGCGATTACCAATCACGGCTACAAGTCCATTTTGGCTCAGAGGGATTCTGGGCCTGTTGATCAAAACGACCTTGCGACAGAAGAACTTCGGTTCCTGTTGAACGAGGCGTTTCGGCTAGGAATCCAATTCGGAGATAAGTAATGAGTGTTCAATTGAATGAGGCGCGAGAGCATCTCAATGCCAAGCGGGCCGAACTTGAGGCCATTTTTGCCGACCTGCGGAATGAAGACGGAACCCTGAAGGGTACTACGCTAGAACAGCGTACTGAAATCCGCAAGCGCAACGACGAACTTACCGAACTCGGCAAGAAGTATGACGAGATTCGCGAAATCACCGAAATCGAATCCGCTTTGAAGTCGCGCCGAGAAGCCGACCCTGAAAAGCGTGTTCCGTTCGCAGTTGAGGCTCCGCGTCAGGCTGTTCGCAAGTCCCTCGGCCAACTGTTTACCGAGAGCCTTGAATTCAAAGGTTTCCGTCCGGGTGCTGGTCGAACCATGCTGACCGAGATTCCCGGCGTCGAACTCAAGACGTTGATGGAAACTTCGGCCGGTTTTGCACCTGCCAACGACCGTACCGACATCGTCGTTCCGTTCCCGCTTCGCCGTCCGGTTGTGGCTGACCTCATCCCGCAAACCGCTACTACGTTGAGCGTCGTCTCCTATATGGAAGAGACCACTTTCACGAACAACGCGGCTACCGTTAACGAAGGGGCGTCGAAGCCGGAATCTGCTTTGGCCTTTACCGAGGTGTCGGTCAGCGTTCGCAAGATTGCTACCTACCTTCCGGTTACCGACGAGCAGTTGATGGACGTCCCGACGGTTCGGAGCATCATTGACAATCGCCTGTTGACCATGTTGGCCCTCGTTGAGGAAAACCAGTTGCTTACAGGCAACAATACTGCCCCGAACCTGAATGGCTTTCTTAACGCTTCTGGCGTGTTGACTCAAGCCAAGGCCAGTGACACTGTCGCAGACGCGGTCTACAAGGGAATGAATGCAGTCCGCACGACTGGTTTTGCGGAACCGAACGGTGTCATCTTCCACCCGAATGACTGGCAAGACATCCGGCTTCTGAAAGACACCCAAGGCAACTATATCTGGGGTGATCCGTCTACCGCCGGCGTCGAACGTATCTGGGGTATCAACGCCATCGTTACGACTGCCATGACGGAGAACACCGCCCTCCTTGGTGACTTCCGCCTGTATTCTCACATCAGTCGTCGAATGGGCATGACGGTTGACGCTGGCTGGATCAATGATGACTTCATCAAGAACCGCCAAGTCATCCGCGCGGAAGAGCGACTCTCGCTGGAAATCTACCGCCCGAAGGCGTTCTGCAAGGTTACCGGCATCTAATCGGATTGAGACGACTCCGGCCTCCTAGTGGGGCCGGAGTCTAGGAGAAGCCATGAGTTACAGTTATGGAACGGATCACTCCGGTTTCGGGCCGTTCGTCAGCGATGGGGTTCCCTCGGCTGGTACCAGCGAAGTTCAGACCCTGACGTTCGGTGGTACCCCTACTGGAGGGACGTTCAAAATCAACTTTGAAGGTTTTGTCACCGCCAGCATTACTTGGTCTGCAACCAACGCGACCTTGGTTTCCAACATTGATGCCGCACTAGAGGCATTGGGCAATGTCGGTACCGGCGGGGCGACTACTGCTGTTGGAACGATGACTGCCGGTATTGGAACTATCAATGTCACTTTTGCCGGTAATCGGGTTGCCCAACCCGTTGGGCTGATGACGGTTGATACCAATGCCATGACGGGTACTTCCCCGACCTTGGCAATTGCTCGCACTACTGCCGGGGTCGAAGGTGCGCATCGGGGTTGCCCGAAGGGTTCCCTTGTAATTGATCGAACCAACGGCAAGTTGTACATCAATACCGGTACCCCGCCGGCCATGACTTGGACTGTCGTAGGTACCCAAACCTGATGGATGTCATTGCACGTTTGATTGAGGGATTGCGAAGTTTGACCGAACCTAAACAAGAACAAGGTCAAACGTGCAATGATGACTTGCCTAAGGTAGCAAAACGCAAGGCATACAAATCGCTAGAGGATTTGAAAAAATGACGCTTGCCGAAGCCATGCAATATGTCGCTAACCGCTGTCCGCTGTCCCAATACCCGGCAATCCCTGCCGATACATTTGAGGCTCTGGTTAGCGATTCTGCGCGCCATACGACCCATTCAGTCAATACCGCTTACGTTGTTGGCAAACGAATTGTCGCGCCTGTAGACAACGGCAGGATGTACAAATGCGTCATTGCCGGAACTACGGCTTCGACCGCTCCAGATTTCCCAGATTTCGACGATGCTCGTATCGGCGAAGTCCTAAAGGACGGGTCTTGCCATTGGCAAGATGTAGGCCCTATGTATCCAGATCGTTACGATGTTTACGCGGCCCTTCGTGCCTGTTGGTTGTGGAAGGCTTCCGTAGCGGCTTCTGACATTGATGCGACCGACGGCGGTTTGTCGTATCGCTCCTCGCAAATCCAAAAGCAGTGTCTTGAAATGGCAAAACGCTATGTTGGGATGGCGGTTGAATGATTCCCGAGGATGTCAAAAGCCATATTCGACGTCGTTTTGCGTCAATGGCTCTTGATTCGGTAGTTGACATCTATCGCAATCTGCCTACGGCAGACGGCATGGGGGGTACCAAAAGTGATTACCGAAAAGTAGCAAGCAATGTTCCGGCTCGGATTCAATCGGGAACTGCTGGTGTTCGGGCTGTTCGGATGGATGAAGTCCAAATCGGAAACGCGTTGGCAAGTGTTGCGTTCGTGCAAATCGCCCTCCCCTATGGCACTGACATAAGAACGCAAGACAGGGTCGTACACAACGGAACAAAGTACGAGATCGGCTATGTAGACCAAACCAGATCGGAATCTTTGTTGCGTGTGGCTAGGGCCAATGTTTACAGGGATAGATGAGGCTCATGATGATTGATTCCGGTTGGGCTAGTGTCATAGTAACGATTTTGCTTGCAATCATTGGCGCACTCGCATACATCATGCGGATGGTATATGACATACGGAACGAGACTGTCGGCACCAAGGCACGTCTAGACCAACAGGACAAACGTCTGGATGCGTTTGAGGCAAATCTTGAATCGCTTTCCAATCTTGTTCGACGAATGGGGCATGGTTAGGCAATGTTCAATCAGAATCTATCCATTAACCGCCTTCTAGCGGTCATAGGGGTTGCTATAATTACCAGTTCGGCTCTAGAGGCCCAAAGGGCATTTCAGGCCCCATTGCCCGATACCGCAGGATTGGAAGAAGTTGTACTTCGCGTCAGGCAAGCCTCGGTCAATTCCTTGAACGCAATGGTACCTGCGATCCTTTCGGCCTTGGTCGGATTCTTTGTCAGGGCAGACAAGACAATGCCCTTGTTGTCTACAAGCAAGGTTGACAAATAATGGCATCGTCAATTCGGCTACTCGAAAAAATTATCAGGACAAATGGAAATGTATCTGTACGGTTTTCCGATGGTACAAATTTGTTCTTTCCAAGCGTTGCGGATTACGACCAGTTTGTGAACATGGAATCACTTGATCGAGAAATGGTCGAAATCATGCGACGCATTCTGATGTGTTGGTCGAAAAAAAACCAAGATGCAGTTGACCGTCAATGCACATTTGATGTTTTGGATTCCAACAGGATCATAGTCAGGATACGAAACTAATGGCAAACGTCAAAGTTGCATGGCCTAATTTCATTTCCCGAACAAACAGTACTTTTACTACGCATACTTTCAATACGTCTGGAATCAAAATTGGGTCTGTTCAAATGGCAGAAGAAGATGCGACCATTACTGAAATCGGTTGGGTGCTTGATTCAAAAGTCGGAACACCGGTTGGGTCTATCAGAGTTGGGTTGCAAAGCGTAGATTCAACAACTGGTCTGCAAACTGGGACTTGGCTTGGTGGAACTACAAACTACGTCACCTATGGCACATCGTGGACAAGCACCAATGTTGGAGGCATTTCCAGTACGTTGCCTACTTCTGTCTCGTTGACCGCTGGGCAGTATTACGCGATTATGATTGAAACCGACACCGCGTTTACATCAACTGATTACATTACAGTAGGATACGCTGCTACAACGGCAAACGGTTCGTTTACAAACTTCCCATATGTTATTGATCAAGCAGGCAAGGGGCCACTGAGAAGGCCGAATTTTTGCACTCGAACTTCTACTAGAACCTATGGAATGCCATTCAAGGCACTGGATTCCCTTGCTATTGACACTGACATTTTTAATGAAATTGGGCATTATTTTATACTGCCTACTGGATTTTGTAGCACCTATAAGATTTGCGGGGTTGAAATGTTTTGGTCGCCTAATGCCGTCGGCGATTCGTTTGACGTAATTTTGTATGAAGATACAAATCGTACTGCGTTACAACGCGTCACAATTGATACTGACAACCTGAACCTATCAGCCGGCAGTAGTTATTTTTACTTTGATGAATCTACTCTTTCAACTCTGAATGCCGGCACTGCATATCGCATTATGATCAAGCCTAATTTCGCTGTTACTTCAGGCACGCTTTTTCGGTTTGAAGTAGACAAAGCGCAAGATATGACGGCATATATTGGTACAGACGCTACCTGTCACCAAACGGAATGGAGTGGGTCTGCATATACCGACACCAGCACCAAGTTTTTCGGCATGAACCTAATGATCTGCGACGTAGACAAGGGGGCGTCAGTGAGTAGCACTGCGGCCAACCCGCTTGGAGGTTTTGTGGGATGAGTAAATACCTCGGCGATTACGCCAAACCAACGGGCGCGGGAACGTTGGAATTCAAATTCTCCACCTACCGCCCAAGCACGGGTGCCGCATTTTCGTTGTCTTCGGGTGCGGCGGTCACCATCTACAAAGGCGGGACGGGCAACACGACCGGGCAAAGCACGACGTTGACGCAAGACTGGAACAGCATCACCGGGTTGAACCATGTGTCCGTTGATTTGTCCCAAGCGTTTTTCGTGGATGGCGAAGTGTACGAAGCCGTCATCACCACGGGCACGATTGATTCCGTGTCCGTCATTGGTGCTTGCGTTGGTCGTTTCACCCTTCGCGCACAAGCATCCCTGTACCCAACGGATGCGGGACGCACCTTGGACGTGTCAACAACGGGCGAAGCGGGCATTGATCTTGCCAACGTTGGATCGCCAAGTGCAACGTTGTCGCTAAGTGGGACTACCATCAAGGCGGTAACCGATAACGTTGGCGTAGGATCAATTGCCAACGATGCCATCACGGCAAGCGCAATCGCGTCCAATGCCATCACATCCGCAAAGATTGCGACGAACGCAATTGGTGCAACTCAAATCGCGGGCAACGCTATCACATCCGACAAGATTGCGGGTAACGCGATTGGATCGGCGCAAATTGCGGACAATGCGATCACGGCGGACAAGATTGCAACCAATGCGATTGGGGCCGATGAAATATCCGCGGGTGCGGTGACGAAGATTCAAACGGGCTTGTCCACGTTGACATCGGCGAACGTGTCCAGCGCGGTTTGGTCTGTGCCCGTCGCGTCTTACACAACTGCGGATACATTCGGCGAACGAATCATCATTACGGACGGCAACAACGGCAACCAAGTCAAGGTAACACCGCCCGGCCACATCGCCGCCGATGTACACGAATTTCAAGCGGGAACAATCGAAGATACGGATTTTGCAACCGGCTCCGTCAATGACCGTCTAGATACGATGCTGGTTGCGGATGGTGCCGTATATCAATACACCGCCAATGCATTGGAATTGGCACCGTCAGGAGGTGGTGGCGGAGCAACGACATACGTTACAGGCAATCTGCCATACCAGATCCGGTCTGACCAGCAATTTCCGCAAGGAACCATCGAACTTATCGTAGGCTCTTTGCTGAGACTGGATTTGCAAGTCCTTGACGCTGACGGCATTCCCATCAATTTGACAGGAGCAACAGTGACCGTTGGTCTTCGGAATGCTTCTACAAATGCGACCGTGGGTACGGATCAAAGCGCAACGCTGTCCTTTGCGCGAATGGGATTTGTGTATGTAGATACGGTAGCGGCGTGGACTGCTACAGCCGGCACCTACAGGCTAACTGTCTCCGCTACTATGGGAGCCGATGTAATTGTCGCCGGCCCAATGCCGTTTATTGTGAAGTTGAGGTAATCGAATGGCTATTTTGCGTGAGGGGCCGTGGCTGATAAGACGTACCAACCTGCCGTGTTCAACCGAGGTTGCAATCATCAACACCTTTGTTGGCGATCAGCACGAATACGAGTTTGAAGCAGTTGACGGCAATGGCAATGTGCTTGATTTGACGGGCTATTCGCTGTCAGGCGCGGTTTACAATACCGCGACAGGCAACGTTTATTTGTCATCGCAAACAATTACCGGCGACTATTTGGCTGGTGGAAGGGTGTCTTGGAAACCATCCATAGCATGGCTTTCGGCCGGAAATTATAGATTCTCCATTAGTGCTACGGCTATTGGTGAAACCGTTATTCTTGGAGGCGTTACGATTAACGTCCTTTACAGGTAAGCCTAATGTTCCGCGTTGAATTCATCGTAACGTCAGATCAACGAGGAGCGGTCGAACGCGTCCTGATGGGCCTTGATTCGATCATTCGCGATACAGCCGTTGAAAGCCGGACGATGATAGTCAAACAGTTTTTCCTGCCCAAAACGGGGAACCTGTATCGGAAATTGGGCCGGTTGCATCGCGCCTCCGCACCGGGGGAACCTCCGGCCAATGAGACGGGCCGGCTTGAGTCTTCAATGCGGGTAATCCCATTGGAAGGGGGTTATGGCATCAAGGCAGACGAGTCAATTGCTCCTTACGCAAGACGGCTGGAGTTTGGTATGCCGGGGGCTAGGATTAGGAGAACGCCGTCCAATAAAGCGATTGAGTTGGACATAGCGCAAATGGAGGACAAACCCATTGCTCCTCGTCCTTTTATGCGTACCAAGGTACCGGAAATG